ACCTAAAAAAGAAGTTGTTAAGAAAGAACAACCTAAAAAAGAAGTTGTTAAGAAAGAACAACCTAAAAAAGAAGTTGCAAAAAATAATGAAAATATTATTATTAATAATTGGGATGACCCCTTTTTAGGATATGTTGTAGATAATAATGATAAAAAATTAATGGATGATATTACTACTTTAATTGATAAAAAAAATAGAAAAAATGAAAATATAATTGATATATATTTATTAGCCTTTACTAAAAAATATAATGATGATATAATAAATAAATATGGTTTTGATGTTTTATTTAATGGTATAAATACACTCGCTAATCACTATGGCGCTGAAAATTATATACAAACATATGATGATAAATCTTCAGTTCCTCAAATACCTAAAGGATATATGAATGAAAAAAATAGAATGTTATTATTTAAACAATTTAAAAAATAAATATAATTATTTTAATTCTATTTCGGTTTGTTGTCTTTTCATATCTATTGATTTTTCTAAATCAACATTTCTATCTATTTCAATACAACAACATTTAATATGACTACATTTACTTTTATAGATAGTTCTAATTAATAATGTAAGTAGTGTTGATACTACTGATAATATTGTTATAAATATAATATATATATTTTGGTCCATTATAAATATTTATATAAAAAATATTTAAAATGGTATAAATTATAGATATTTTAAAAAATAATCTAGTTATAATTATATATGAATAATTTTGTTAATGATTTATTTAATTGTAAAAATATAACTGATAATTCTAGAAAATTATATATTAGAAATCTTACAAAACTTAATGAAAATAAAGAAATTAAGAATTTAACATTTTTAAAAAATAATAAAAAAATATTAGATAAGATTAAAGATTATAAGCCAAATACTCAAAGAGCCTTTATTATATCAGTTGTATCATTATTAAATTGCGCTAAAACAAAAGATAATAAATATAATGATTTATATATTACATATTTTGAAATATTAGAAGATATGAATAAAAATTTAAGGGACGCTACTAAAAAAACTGATAAAGAAGTAGATAATATGATTTCACAGGATGAAGTTAATAAAATATATAATGAATATAAGTTTATTTATGATGAAATTAAAAATAGTAAAAAATTAAGTAATAGTGATTATATTAATTTATTAAAATATGTTGTATTATCATTATATATATTACATCCTCCTAGAAGAAATTTAGATTATCAAAATATGTTAATTGTTAAAGAATATAATAATGAAATGAATAATAAATATAATTATTATGATATGAAAACTAATGAATTTATTTTTAATAATTATAAAACTGCTAAGACATATAAATCTCAAATAGTTAAAATCAATAATGAATTAGTTGATATACTAAAAACATATTTAAAATTTCATATTAATAGGAAAAATATAGGTAAAGATAATGTTTATTTATTAGTTGATGAAAACGGTGAAAATTTTAAAAATGTCAATAGTATGACTAGATTTTTATATAAAATATTTGGTAAAAAAATAGGTGTTAGTATGTTAAGAAAAATATTTTTAACTGATAAATATAAAGAAGTTGTTGATAATTTAAAAAAAGATAGTAATTTAATGTCTAATTCAATTGATACAATATTAAATAACTATATTAAACAATAGATTTATATTATAAAAATAATTTATAATATAAATATATAATATAAATGAGTGTTAATTTATTTAAGAATGTAGGATTAGATAATGAAGATATTAATTGTGAATTACAATTATATTTTTCAAATAAAATAAATAATGGAATTATTAAGATGAAACAATCATATCCTTATTTTTTTTTAACTAATGATAATGGTGAAGTAGTATTTTTTAAAATAAATGCTTATAATACTAATACTTTCAATGCTTTTGGAGATAGTTTAAGTGGGACAGGAGCCTCAACATGGGCAACTTTATTAAGTAGTGCTACAGGTTTAACACGAAATAATCAGGCTATTTCTGCTAGTGTTTCAAATGATATGATAGGTAGTAATTCTATAATGAATAATATGCTTACTAATACTGATTATAAGTATAATAGTAGTATTATTTATTATAATTATAATGATTATAGGTCTGCTACTTCTAAAACACTATATAGTGATACTGGAATGTGGGAATATTGTAATTCTTTAATAGATATATACGCTAGTTGTTCTTTACCTCAATCATGTGTAATTCCTGCTAGAAACATGCAGGTTACCTCAGGCTCTTGGAACGCCACTTTAGCGTATAATAATACAGCGTATCAAACAAATAATTTAAATGCTACAATTAGATATAATTTTACTAATAAAAGATTTATATATATTAGTTTTCATCAAATATTAGCAAAAACACAAAGTATGTGGGATATTTCAGTTGATGGAGTTCTTGTAAGTAGTCATTATAATACTACAGTTTTATCAGTTAATTCGGCTTTAGGAAATAATTTATATAGTTCTGGTGTATTTATTGATTTAGAAACTAATAAAGATTTTCAATTATCTATTAAATATTTAGGAAATACAGAATATAATTGGGTTAATTATTGTTGTGCTTATAATTTAGATGATATTAAAAATGAAGGGAGACACGTTTTAGCGTGGGTCGGGCCTAAATGGAATTATAATTCTACTTCTGGAAATGCTAATTATTCAGATGCTAAAGAAACAAAATATTGTATTAATAAACAGGCTATTATAGATGCTGTTCATACATGTCAAACTTATAATCTTCCAGTTTTCTTTATAGATTCGGCAACTTTAGGCCCTACTAATGGAGGTATGAGTGGATTAATGGGTAATTTTGGTAATTTATTATCAAATAATTTATTAAAATATATTAATACAAATAAATTAATATCTTAAAATATATATAAATTAAATTAAAATATAATATAAATTATATATATAAAATGGCTACGGATATCTTTGAAGATATGAATTTTGATCAAGATGATATAAATACAAATATTGAATTATATACAACTCAACTTATTGAAAATGGCTCTTTAAAAATGAAAATGGCTTATCCAAATTCTTTTTTTTTAAGTAATGATAATAATATTAAATATTTTAGATTAGACCCCTATAATAAAGGAAAAGTTAATTATTTTACTGATATTGCTAGTGGGGCTACTATTTATATACCTGAAAATAAATGTTTTCCTGCTTTATTACAAAATATTACTGGAAAAACTAGATTTAATAATAGTAATGCTAGTTTTTGTTCAAATAATATAATGACATATGGTTATACTTGGGCTTCAGCTGTATTCGAAGGCTTAAGTTCTATTATATGTTTAGGTTTTAATGATATACGCGCTAAAAATACATATATGTTATATAGAGAAGTAGAAGGATATAGATATCAAAAAATGATATTAGATTTAATTGTTAGTATGTCTATTCCATCTGCTAATGTTATTAGGGCTCGTGATATGATTGTTAAATCTGGAACGTGGTTAACTACAACTTCTATTACTGGTTTAGATTATTATACTAATACTAGTATGGCTAATTTAGAATATACATTTACTAATAAAAGATATATTTATATTTCATTTATTTATAAAACTGGAAATACTAACGCTCAGTGGAATATATATGTTAATGATAGTTCTATAGCAACAGAACAAACATATACAGTCCCTTCTTTTTCTGGTTCATTATATATTACTAGTGGTTTTATTGTCGATTTAGGAAGTGTTTTACCTAGTGTAAAATTAAATATTGAATATCAGCCACCAGTAGCAGAATATAACTACGTAAATTACGTTGCTGGATGGACTGATGACGAAATAAATAATGTTGGTCGTGATGTTTTAATGATTGCTCCACCTAGGATTAGTGCTTCATATTTAACAGACCCAGAATTTAATTTTCTTACAGATGAAAAAAGAACAAATATTATTAATTGTCAAAAAGAAGCGGTTAAAATGGCTAAATTGTGTGGTTTAAATTGTTATTATTTTGAACCTAGTAGTATATTACCCGTTGATTATGATAATGTAAATTTTCTTCCATCATCACATGTTATGATTGCTAATGATATTTATAAATATATTCAATTAAGTAATAAAAATAGTTAAATATATTTTTATATTATAAAATATAATATAAATATATATAATATAATATGTCAAATACAAATATATTTAATGAAGATGGTTTAGACCAAACAGATATTGATACTAATATTGATTTATATTATTTACAAAAAGTAAATAATGGTGCTAAAAAAATGATTGCTTCTTACCCTGATAGTTTTTTATTAGATAATAATAATAATTGTAGATTTTTTAATATTGACCCTTATAATGTTAATAAATTTGTTGTGTATGGTGATAGTTGGACTAGTGGTAATGTATGGACTACACAGTCTAATTGTTGGGCAAATTTATTAGCAAATGATTTAAATAAAAGTATTCTTAATCTTGCTTTATCTGGTTCTTCATCAAATGAGGTAATGGTTAATACTAATATTATACCATCACTTTATAATGATGGTTTAAATGATAAAATGAGTTCTATTATTTTATATGGTTTAAATGATTATAGATGTAATTTTACATTATATGGTAATACACGAGGATGGGAATATACAAAAATGTTAGCAGATTTATACGCTTTTTGTAGTATGCCTAAAAAAAATGATTGTTGGATACCTGCACGTTCTATGACACAGACCTCAGGAGTATGGAATATTGATACATCAACACCAACTAGTTTAAATACAAATTCTTTTGGTAATACTTTAGAATATACTTTTATTAATAAAAGATATATATATGTTTCTTTTATAATGGGACCAGTTGCAAATGTTAAAGCAAAATGGGATATTCTTGTTAATGATGTAATTCAATGTTGTGAATATCAAACTAGTATCCCTACAATAAATAATAGATTATCTCTTACTACATATACTTCAGGCGCCTTTATTGATTTAGGTAGTAATCAAAATTTTAGATTAACTATTAGATATATGAGTAGTGCTGAAACAAATGATGTTAATTATTGTTGTTGCTATAATGATAATGATATTTTAACAAATGGACGCCATTGTTTAGTTCTATCACCTCCTAGAATGGGATATTCTTATAGTGTTTCTACTAATTTCACAACTGCTACTGAATCAAAAAGAATATATTTAATGAATTGCCAAATTGACGCAGTTAGACTTTGCCAACGTATGGGTTTAAATGTTTTTTATCACAAACAGGCTCCTCAATACCCTTTAAATAATGATAATCTTCACCCTACACAAACAGGTCAGGTTAGAATAAAAAATAATGTTAAAAAATATCTTCAATTAAATAATTTATCATCTTAAAAATAATATATAATATATAATATATATAAAAATGGATTTTGATTGTTTTTGTTTAACAAATGCTAAGAAAGAACCAGTTAAAATAGTAGAAGTTAATATTCCTTCTGGTAATTTAAAAGTTGATTATTCATTAAATTTTACTAGTATGGTTGATGTTAGTAAAATTAATACTGTTAATGTATGGATTGAAGTTGATGATTTTAAATATAATTTTGAAAATGTCAATTTTAATTTAGATAGTAATGTTAAAAATAATTTAATTATTGACCCATTACCAAAAAAAGAAGTATTACCTGATAATTGTTTTATTATAGGTGGTGAATTAATTAATTTAGATTATATTCCTTTTTGGAATAGAGATTATTATTTAGGATTAAAGCAACGGGAAGAAATGGCTTTACTAGAATTAAAAAAAGAAGAAGAAAATAAACCTATTGATAATTCAATAACTATTAAATCAAATCATCAACATCTATATATTAATTCATTTAATTGTAATTTTGATATGCCTAAAACATTATCTCTTTGGTCTATGATTGATACGGTTGATGGTTATGTTGGTATAATTAAAGATTATACAAATAATGAAAATAATAAAGTATCTGAAGGATGTTATATTAAAATGTCTCATTTATAATTATTAATATTAATTTTATGTAAAATTAATATTAATTAATCATCTTTATTATTTAATAAATAAGCGCCTTTCTCATGAAAAATGGCGTTTGGATATGATTTAATAAATGTAGCCCATCTACTAGGTAATCTTTTTAATTTCTTTCGTTGTTCTCTATCTAAACCTAAATAATTCTCTAATAAATATTTTATTGATTTTTCCCCTGTTCCGTGAGGGAAAAAAGTTATTGTATGTGCTTCGTTTAATATTCTTCGTGTTGCTTGTCCTTGAGTTGGTAAATGTGAAGTATATATTAAAGATGTATTTGTATGTCTTCCTGTCTCGAGTAGTTTATTTAAAATACCATCTATTTTATTTTTTAATTCTTTGCTAGAAATACAATCAGTATCATCAAAAACAATTAACATATTTTTAAAATCATCTAATGTGAATTCAGTATTTAAAAAATCATTATTTAATTTAATTCTTTTAATATATGGTAGTTTATCTAATGTTGTATCTTCATCTAAACTAGAAAATATATATATTGGTCTATTTTTATATAATTGGTGATAATTCTCTATATATTGTTTAGTGTAAAAACTTTTACCACTACCACTAGCCCCTGTTATGTAAAGTATGTCTCTCTCACGGTTTTTATTAGGATATGGTTTTAAAACTTCATTCTTTTTAGTTAATCTAATTTCTTTTATATTTTTCTCATCATTTAAATCTTCTAAATCATTATTTAAATATAATACAACCTCTTTCTTTTTTTTATTTGGTTCAGTTGGATTATAATATAAAGCAATTGGAAAACCTTTTTCATCAAAATTCATTTATATATATATAATTATATATATTTTTTATATTTTTTAAAATAGATAATTTTATTAGATTTATTAAATAATAAATATAATAAAATAATAGGTATTATTGAATAATGATATTTACATTGAAAAATCTATAAATAATAATAATATTAATATATTAGTGTATATAATATTATTATTATAATATAAAATTAGATTTTTAATATTATGTATGTATATATTTATATATATTTTACTTTATTATCTTTTATAAATTGTAATGTTTCTTTATTAATTATATTATTAAGTTTATGAATTTCATTTTTTACCGCTAAATTTAATATTTCATTATTATCATATACTTTTAATAAATTTGGTATTTTATAATATTTATTTACAAATTCTAAATTAGGTAAGATATATTTTTTTAGTTTTTTTAGGTCTTTTTCAATAACAAAATTAATTAATGATAATATATTATTTAAATATGATAATTGCCCTATTTTTGAATTAAAAAATGGTATTAATTTATCTTTTTGTTTTTTATTATTTTTAACTTTATAATAGGCATATAATCGTTTTAGTGATTTATATAATTTTCCTTCATCTCTATAATCTCTAGCATCTTTTAATAATGATATTAAAATATCTTTTTTTGATAAAACTAATGGATTTGTTGAAAAATTATTAAAAGTATAATAATAATTATTTGAATATTCAGTAAAAATATTATTTTCAATAGTTAATAAATCTATTTTAATAATTGATTTTTCCTGTAAGCAATCTATAAAATTATATTTATTATCTTCAATTATTTTATAACCATTCATTATATCATTATAAGACCATCTAATAGGTATATGTGCAGAATTTAAAATACCACATTTAAAATCAGTTATCTCAATATTTTTATTTTTTTTTGCTTTCTTAAATATATCTTTATATTTATGTAAAATATCATTATATATTTCAATATCATCTTTACTAATATCAATAAATTCCTGCAAATCTATATCAGTTTTATATAATATTTCTGGGTCTTTTGCTGACCCTATAATTTCAGATTGGTTAATTTCTAATAAATTTATAATTTTATTTCTTTCAGAAGTCATATATTATAATATATATAAAAAATATATGAATTTTTGACCTAAAAAATGACGATTATATGACGAAATGACGATTTTATTGTCTTATTTCAAGGTTATATATAAATTTATTTTTATTTTTTTAATGTATATATATAAATATTATAAAATATATATATTTGAAAGGTTAAATTAAGGCTAAAAAATCGTCATTTCGTCATATAATCGTCATTTTTTAGGTTAAAAAAATAATTATATTTTTATAACATGTATTAATGAAAAAATATAATTATTCTGAAAATATAGATTATAGTGATATTGATTATTTATTATATTTAATAAAAAATACTAAAATATCTTTTGATTTTATAAAAGAACATATTTTTAATAAAGATATAGATATATCAATAGATGTAATATATAATTATCAACCTCATTTAAGAAAAGAGATTTTAGAATATTTAAAATAATTTTTATAAAATACTATTATTTTATAAAAATTAACAATCTAAATCATTAATAGTTTGATTTTTAAATTTTTCATTATATTTATCATTTGTTTTAAAATTTTTTAATCCTTTTTCTGATGCTGTTCTATAATCTTCTGCGCCAAGCCCATATAATTCAATTTTTAATTTTTTTAAAGAACAACCTATATTATCTGATAATGTTTTTAAATCAGAATTTTTTATTTTATATTTTTTATCATCTTTATTAAAATCTAAATATGTATAAATATAAGTTTTAATGCTATCATCATTGTCATCATCATTATTAATATTAACAATTTTAATTTTATCTTTACAAAAATATTTTAATAATAATAAAATAAATGTATTTTTACAATTATTTATATTTTGTTTAATTTCATTTTTAATTTCAGGATTTGCAAGTTTATATTTATTAATATCATTTTTATATAAATCATTTTTATAAAATATATCATCTTTATCATTATATCTAGTTTCAATATTTCTTTTAATTTCATCAATTTCATCTTTTGATTTATATTGATTTGTTGCTGTAAATTGTATCATTGTTTCAGTAGCGTCTTTAGTAGATATAGGAGGTAAATCATTACATAAAATCATCATCTTCGATTGAATATAAAAAGTCATTTCACTTTTAAAAATTTTTCTTCCTTTTAACATATCACCACCAGAAAATAATGATTTTAATAAAACACCATTAATTTTTAAATTTTTATTACTATTATCAAAATTCATCTCATTTGTAAGCATTAAACGCTTAAATTCAAATGGAATAGCAAACTCTAATTTTCTTAAATCATTTGATGTTTCCCTTTCCATTAATAAAGAATTAGCATTAACAGTATCAACATAATCCTTTAATGAATTTTGAATTAATTCACATAAAACTCCCTTTCCGCAATTTCTATTTCCAATAAAAATAGACCAGTCTTTGTCTTCAACAAAACCAAAAGAAGCACGACTTAAGAATTGTAATAATTTTTCAGATTGATTATCTACAATAGATTTTATTAAAGTTTCTAAATATTCAATATTTTTTAATGTTTCATCATCATTATTTATATATTTATTATAATCATCTTTAAAATTTCTATTAATTTTATAAATAGAATAAATAGGATTTTTATTAAAATATTCTTCATTATCCCAAGTAAAAAAATTATTATTTTTTATATCTAAAACACCATCATTAAATACTAATTTATATTTTGTTGTTTCATGCAATTTATTATAAAAATCATTATCAATATTATTCTCATCTATTAATGTCTTAACAAATTTAAAAATATTTTCACATTGAGTATAATTTTTTCCAAAAAATGGGTCAATTTCTCCTTTTAGATTTTCTTTAATAATATTAGTTGTTGCTATTTTTCTAATAATTTTATTTTTAATTAATTTTTCATCATTAATCCAAATATTATTATCTTTATAATAATAAGCCATGTAATCAGCCAATTTACAACATTTAATATCATTTTTCATTAAATTATAAATAATATTTCCTGCTTCTTCTTCTGTTTTAACTGTAAATAAAGTATCTTTTGATAAATTATTTTCAAAATTATTATCAATTAATTCAGTAGTTCTTTTTTTATATTCTTCAATGGTTTCTTTAGGAATATTTAATTTATTTTCCATTATTTCTAATGATTTCTCTAATTTTTCTTTTTGTTTTAATTTTTTTTTATCATTATTAAAAAAGAATTTATTTAAACATACTTTATAATATTCATTATCAAATTCTTTTAATCTATTTAATAAATATCTATTATTAATTTTAAATGAATTAGACTTAAATAATTTTAAATTTTCAGTAGGGTTATAACAACTTCTACCATCTTTATTAATATATTTTTTTCCTCTTTGTGAGTGTTTATCTAAAATATTATAATCTAAATCATATGTTTTAGTAAAACTAACAAGATTAATCCAATCATTATAATCACTAAAATATTCATCTGGAAAATGACTTAATATATCATCAAATATTTCGTCAGTTAAATATTCTGGTTTTTCAATACAATCTTTTAATCTTTTATTTCTATCTTTAATACTTTCATTTTTATCATAATTATTAGTAAAGTCTTCATTATATTCATCATTTATTTTATCAAAATCATCAATACATTCAGTTTTATATTCTTTTTTAACTTTTAATTTAGGAATATCTTTAATAAATTGTAATGATAATTGTTTAATTCTTTCAGTATTATCAATTTCTTTTACATGTTCTCCATCTTTGCAAATATTTAATTTGCTACTATAATAATATTTAATATCTAAATTAGAACTATTTAAAAAATATGAAAGTTTATAAGAATAATTGACATTTGGTTTTTTTGACCCATATAATAACCATCCATTAGAACTAACAATAGACCTATCAATTATTTTATCAGTAGATTTACTATAACCATCAAATAATTCATCATCATCACACAATTCAACAACTTTACGCCTAATTAAATGTCTTATTTTTCCATTTGTAATGATATCTTTACAAATTACATGAAAACCATCAGTTATTTTTTCATTATTTTCAATATAATTATCTTTTTCAAAAATAATAAATTCAACATTTTTAATATCTTCAAAAATATTATTAAATACTTCAACATATTTTTTACAAAGATTTTTAATTAATTCATCATTATATAATCTTTTACCAAAATATTTTTTATTACTTTCATATTTTAATATTTCTAAATCAATATCAATAATAATAGGAGTATCTCTATTTTGTTGTTCAATAAATGACATATCATTAACACCATTTTTAATAGCATCAATATATAAATTTAAAAATTTTTTATAATCATTTTCATTATCAATACAATAATTGCATCCTGAAATATGACGTAAATTAACAGTTTGTTCTTCATTGATTTGTCTGAATTGTTGTAAAAAGTCAAAAACGGCAGATTTATATTTATTTATTTCCATTATATATTATACTATAGAAATTAATTTTTTAAATATATTTTTTATAATATTATTTTTTCAACCCAAAATTTTTATAATATTTTTTATAATATTATAAAAATCAATTATTAGTTTGCTTATTAATAAAATCTAAAGCAAACAAATGTATTTTTGTTTTTTTGTGATGACTAGAATTATTTAATTTATATGTAATATTACATATAGGGCAAACAACATCAGCCATTAATTTATCTTTATTATTTTGTCTCCATTTTTCAATATAAGGCCTATTATCAATATAACCACTCTTAACCTCACCATTTTTATTAGTCCAAGTATATTTTTTTAATAGTGGTTTTTTAGTATTTTCAGTATTTTCAACATTTTTAATATTATTTATATCCATTTATATATATAATATTAGATATTTTTTTAAATATTTTTAAATTTTTCAACCATTTAATTATAAGTTAAATCTTTCCAATTAATCCTAATATTAGGGTTTTCTTTTTTTAAATAAGCCATTTTTAAAATCTTTTTCTTCGTATGTATTTTTAATAATTCTGGTATTGTAATAGGTGTATTTTCATCAACTCTAATAATTGGCCGACATCCTTCATTATCACCAATACCGCAAGAAACAACTTTATTATTTTCTAATAATTCAATAACATTTATCCACAATTCTTTATACCATCTAGTTAATTCATCATTTTTATTATTATTAAATTCACCTCCAAAATCTTTATATTTTTTGACTATATAAGAACTTCTAAATATATTAGATTTAGTTCCATATTTTTTATTAGCCTCGTTTAATGCTTTTTTATATTCTTCAGTAGATTTATCCATATATATAAATTATATTATTTTTCAACCATTTAATAATTAAAATAATCTATATATTAATGACAAAACATAAATGTTTTAAATGTGGTAATATTGTTGAAGAAATTAATAATTATAATAAAGTAAATGGAATAAAATATTATTTTCATAATGATTGTATTACTGAAAAATATATTACTCAATACAAAAAAGAAGATAATAAAAAATATGTTAAACAAATTGTATGTTATCTTTAATTTTTAGTAAGATTAGTTAATACTTCTACTAATTCATTCTTTTTTAACTTTCCTATTAAAACTTTTTCTTTTTTAAGTTTTGAAATAGTTTTAATATATTTTTTTAATTCTTTTACTGATAATTTTTTAAAATTAAAAAATCCAGAACCAATAACCATATCCTCAGGCAACCTATCTAAAACATTACTAGAATGTTCTTTAAGAGGGTCTAATGATTTTGAAGGTATTACAATATCAGCGCTACCTTTTTCTAATGGTTGTAAAATTGATACTGGGTCTAATTTAGTTCTTATATCTACCTGATTTTCTTTAATTTTTTTCTTTTTAATAATATCTTCTGGAAGAGCAGGCTTATTTAAAGTAATAATTTCTTTTCCTCGTTGTCCGTATTCTTCAGCAATTCTAGCGCCTAACGAATGGCCAAGAGTATGAATATTATCTTTACCGTATTTTTCCATTGCTTTTTTTTGTATATCTCTAGCATGTCTAAATCTTTTATCTTTTTTATATCCAACCGCCATTTTTATATCAGTTAAAACATCAGATAATCCCTGAGTTCCACGATGAACAACATACGCATCACCATTTTTTTTATATACCTGCACCCTTCTATCTGATAAATCTTTATCTAATTCAAAACCATCTATATTAGATAATTTTTTATTATAACTAGCATTAATTAATTTTTTAACATCTCCAATAATCATTTTTCCTCCTTCTAATTTATCTAATATAATATCATCTAAATATACTATCATATATATAATATTATATAATTTTATTTTATTTTACCATAGTAAATTAATAGATAAACTATTAGGGCTATATTTATTATATTTCCAATCACCCCTTATATTAGAAGCCCTATTTAAATATCTATCACGTCTAATTAAATCTTCGTGTTTTGTAAAATCTTCATATGATAAAGAACCAAAATGAATCCACTTATTATTATTTGGGTCACGTATCATATATTTTTTATCTTTTCTAGTAGATAAATATAATATAGCATCTTTACCTAAAAATTTTATTGCTAGTCTCTGGGCTTTTATTGGGTTAGATACATTCCATATAATATTATTTTCTGGAAATCTAGAATATATATTATTCATATATATTTATATATAAAAAAAATAATAAAAAATTAATTTATAAACAATATATATATAATGTATAATTTGACTTTTGATAATCCTTATAATAGAGCAATTCAAAATAAAATGTTAGAATTAACAAAAAATCAAGGTTGGGAACCTGATAGAGTTGTTGGAGGTTGTGGTGTTGGTTGTAATGGTGGTTCAAAATTAAGACCATCATATGAACAACAACCATCTTTTTTTAAAGTAGTTCCAAAATCAGAAGAATATATACAATCAGGTGTAAGACCATCATATCCACAACTAAACATGGAAGAATTAGAAAACTTTAATAAATTAAACTTATCTAAAGAAAAAGTTGTCCCTTTTCAAGGTGGTGAAGCAGGAGGTTTTAATTTTAAAAAATCAGTTTTAAAACCAGTTGGTTCCGTTGTTCGTTCTAAACCAGTACAGGGCCTTCTTAAAAAAGGCGCGCAAGAGGCAGTAAAAGCAAGTGTTTTAGCAATTACTAAAAATCCAGTTCTAGCCGAAACAGTAGCAACAGCAACAAAAGGCATAACAGATAAAGCAGTTGAGGCAACTACTGAAAAAATAGGAAGAGGAAAAAAACAAAGAAAACCAAGAACAAAAAAAGTAGCAGGAGTAGAAGAATTTAAAGGAGGTAAATTAGAACTTTTAATATCTAAATCAAAAGATGTTAAAGAACCAAAAGAAACAAAAAAATCTAATAGTTCTAAAAAAGAAAAAAGGGCTCAATTGGTAAAAGAACTAATGAATAAAAAAAATATGACATTACCACAAGCAAGTAAATATATTAAAGAAAATAATTTAATGTAAAAATTAATATTATAATATATAAATATTTTGTATATTATAATATATATATAATAATGCCAAAACTAGGAAATTATCATAACGACGATAGTGATTTAACAGAGGCTCAATCATTAAATAAAGCAAAAAAAAGAGTAATTGAAAAAATGAAAGGTTCATTAGTAGAAACATCTTTACAAGTTGATGATAAAAATGTTGAGGATGGTATTTTAAAAGTTAATAAATTATTAGAAGACCAGATTTATATCTTAGATAATATGGAAGGTTTAATTAATTCAAAAGGTTCAATAGCAGGAAGACCTGCAGGATTAAAAATTAGGAAAACATATGAACCTCCTATAACATCAGAAAGTAATACATTAAATAATATTTTAAATCCTAATTTATTATCTCCATTATTAGAAAAAGATACAACAGTATCAAAAGAAGATATAGAATTATCAGATGAAGATAGAATAAATATATTAAGAACAATAGAAACAAGAACATATGAACTTATTAATGAAAGTATTGATGAAACAAAAACAAAAGAATTAGAACAAATTGATAAAATAAAATCAGAAGAATTAGAAAAATTAACAAAAGAATTAGAAACTACTAAACAAACTAAATTAAAGGAATTAGATGATAAAATTACTAATTTAGATAAAGAATTAGAAGTTTTAGGAAAAATAGAAGAAGAATATAAAAAAAATGAACTAGAATTAGAAAAAATAAATGCTGAATATGATAAGGCTAAAAAACAATTAGATACATATGATGAAGAATTAAAAACAGGTAAAAGAAAAAGAGAGGGGTCTAATCGTAAAAAATTATCTGATAAAGTTAATGAATTATCAACACTTATTAGCAATAAAGAAGATTTATTAGATAAATTAGAAGAAGAGGCTAATAAAGAACAAGTAAGGCATAACAAGATTAATGAAGAACTAGCAAAATTACAAAAAACTAGAAAAGAATTAAGTGATGAAGAAGATACTATAACATATAATATATTAAAAGAAGAAGGTAATAAATACGATGATGAAATAGATAAAATGAGAGAGAAAATAGAACAAGACATTACTAATTTAGGTGATGAAACAGTTGAAAAAATAAAAACTTTAAATAATAGAAAACTATTAGATTTATATAAAAAAATAGATGGTTTTGATTTGAATAATTTATTAGAATATTTAAATATATTAACAAATTTAGATTTTAAAATTTCTGTTTTTTCTGAAAAGAAGAAAGATGAGGGAGATTTTGAAAAAGATTTTAATGAATTGTTATATATAAAACAAAGACATGATGATAATTTACAAGATATTAAATATGCCGAAGAACAATATAAAAATGGTGAAATAGAAGCAAGTGAATTAGAGAGATTATTGAATTTAGATGTTGATATTACTAGAGAATTAAGTAATGCTTTTGATAAATTATTAATAAATTATCCAACTAAAAAAAATGAATTATATAAATATTTAACTGATATTAATAAAAATACACAAACAAAACCAAATTTAGAACAAGAAATAGAAGATTTGCCTAATAGATTTCCTTTAGAAGAAAATCCTATAGATGTTGAACCATCATTAGAAGGAGAAGGAAAATATAAAAGAAGAAGAGGAGGAGCAACAGGAACAAGATTTTATAAAGAAGGTAGTTATATTGATTATTTAACATATCTTAATAAATTAATATCAAATCAAAAAACAATTAATAATTTATTATTTAAATATTTACCTTCTATTAAATATGTATCAATGGATGTAGTTAATACATTAAAAGAATTAACTAACACATATATTGAAAAAATAGAAACTACAAGCGGTGAAATTTTAAAAGAAGTGAAAGACGCCAATGGTAATATTATTAATTACGATGTTTTAATTAATCCAAGTAATATGAAAAATTTAGATTTACCATTAATTAAAAATAGATGGATTGAATTATTTACTCTTAGTGATAAAACTTATATGTATTATATAGACGCTATACAAAATTATAATGAAGCAAGAACAAGAAAACAAAAACCAAGTTTATTAACAATTAATAAAAAAGGGTCAGGGAAATATTATATAGGTGATGATATACCAACAAGATATTTATAAATATATTTTATAATAATTAATTAACTATTATAAAATATTTATTAAATAAAATTACATTGACATTGCGTCAAGTTTTCTAACACCAGCAGAACGAACACCCGCAGACATGATACCTGCTACTCGTTTCATTGGTCTAGGAACTGCTTTAAGAGCAGATGACATTTTCATCCCACCAACCAAACGGTCGTATTCAGCACTATCAAAAGCCTCCTGATTAGAAACAGTATCTAAAACCATTTGTTTTGAAAGAACACCAGTAAATATAGAAGATGACCCTGATTGGGTTACGAATACTCCTGAGTTTTGACAAATAACAACAATTTCAGGTTGATATTGTGTAGTTCCGTTATTTTCAACAGTAATATTGAACTGAAGGCTAAAGGCCCCTAATGAGCCGTTAGTTAGATAACTGGGTAAAGATAGGTCTTTTGCTGGATTAATCACAAGAACTGAACCACCCGTTCTAGTTTTAACACCAAGTTTTCCAGTTCCAGAATCATATCTATTAGAATATCCTAACCATTCATACCAATTAGATTGTAATCCATTTTCAATACTCATCTTAAATAAATCTTGAGTTGATGCACTGGAAAGGAGTCCAGACGCATTAGAAAAGTTTAGGCTTATCGATTTTATAGGGAGAAAAGTTGCACTATCATAAACAGTTTGAGAAGACATAGGTTTCCTCACGAAAATGAATAATTTATCAGGTATTTGGTTCATCTGAATATTTTGAGATGAATATGTATTAGAAGAGCCATCAGCACCTAATGTGGCAAGATTAGTAGTTATATAACGAGGATAATCACTATAAGCAACAACATTCTTAGCCTTCACTAGGTCAGTTGGTTGAGTAGATAGGAAATTAAGAAGTAAATTAGTATTTTCAAAAGCAGATTTAGCAACAGCACCAACGGCAGAATTAGCAACATTACCTAATGAAACAGTAAGGTAAGGACTAGAATTAGATGACCAAAATCTTTTACAAGAACTATCAACATTAAGGACAATATTCATAGAATTTATACCAACTAAACCCTGACTATTATATGTATTATCATCTCCAAAAAGGAAAGGTGAAAGACACATTAAAGGTTCAGTAAGATTAACAGAACAATTTACATATACAGTATCACCAGCATTAGTGGCAGCAAAAGGGTCGGTAGTTGTTGGAGATCCACTTGAAGGAACTCTCCAAGCCTTATTTACTATAATTTGATGAACACCACGGGGAACAAATAAATTATTAAGAGAAGCATTTTGATAAGAACCAAGAGGATTATTTGTATTATTTGTGGAATCAGTATAATTTTTATAAGCACCATCAAGAAGAGTAGGTGTCATACCCTGATACTTTTGTAATTTGTCCTGAGGAATTTGTTTAAGAAGAGCATCAATAATATCTTGGGTATTTACTGATACATTGGTATTATTCAAAGTACAACTACTAGTTGAAAAAAGTTTATTAAGTGGAAATGATTGAAGAGACTCATTTAAACCAAGATTAAAACCGTAAGTTCCAGCATAACCAGTCAATGTAAGAGTAAAATTTACAGTAGATGAAATAAAGACATTTCTATCTACGACTATATTTTCTGAAGGAACCTGAACATTAAAAGAGATATTGGAGGCGCTTTGAGTTGTAGCAGGAAATTGTTGAAAGGTGTTTTGACTAGCACCAGAATACACAGCGTAATCGCAACTATCAGTAATTTGATTAATTCTTTTGTCTTTAACTAATACGGGGTTAATATCCATTTATATATATATATATAATTATATAATATTTTTTTTAGAATAAAATATATTTTAACAAATATATTTTATAATATTTTTATAAATTATTATTTTTATATATTATTTTTATAATCCTTCTAATTTAACTTTTTCTTTCTTTTCAAAAAGTAATTTAATAGAGCAGGAGCAACCAGACCAAAGATAAAAGGGGACTAATTCACCTTTTTTATTTTTCCAATATACTTGAATATCAATATTATTAAGTGGTGAATTACCGGTCATATCAATACGTCTATATTCACCTGATGGATTATATAAAACTGAACTTTCAAAAGAGCCATCAACTGCCATATCAGTAATAACAAGAGCAAAAGCATTATTATTCTTGGTTGTTCTAACAATACTATTATTTACATATACTAATGGACCACTCATTTGATTTGGAACAATTGGAATAGATGAAGTAGTAAAGACGATTGAAGAAACAGGAGACATTACATTTGTAGTAGAATATTCTTGAGATAAACGTATTAATTGTTTATTACCTGAAATAAGAGAATCTTTAGAATATCTCCAGCCATTAAATGGGTTCATTAAAAGTTTATATATTCTATTATTAGTTGTTGTTATATCATATCTTTCAACTGGAAAAGATGAAAAAAGTGAATATAATGACCTATTAAAATAAATATTAATATGTGTAGATTGACTTAAATCAAAATGAGGATGTTCTCCGTATATTGTTGCTAGGCCATCTTTCCATACCATATAAGGAGGGTCAACCGTTGATATTGTTCCTACTAATGTTTTTAGTGAATTCATAGCAGTAGTAAAACAGGTATTTATTAAACTCATTAAATAATCATATGAATAGCAATAATAATAAGGACTTTCACTTTGTAAGCCATTGCTATTTTGAGATGGTGGAGGAGGAGTATTAACATATTTTAAATTTGGAATCCATAAAACATAATTAGCGTTTGTAGATGTTTTTACACCGGCATTATCATATTCTAAAGTTATTGAATATGTTGTTAAATTAGGGTCGCTTTGATTATCTTGAATATCTGGAATAAAAACCGGAAGGCTTGGAGTATCTAATTGAAAACGAATAATTGACATACTATAATCACCAGTATTAGGAACTACTCCCCCATTTCTTGTTTCAGAAAAAGTTAATGGAGTAGGATCATTAGTTGTTAAAGAGTGATTATTTATTTGAATATCGTAATACATGTAATCAGGATTTACAGCCCTTTTAATAGGATTAAATTGAGACATTTATATATATATTATAATTATATAATATTTTTTAAGATAAAATAATTATTTTTATATTATTTTATATAGATTTTTACAAAAATAATCTATATAATATAATTCCTAGATATTGTAAGTAAAAATTTTAAAATTTTTACTTAATTAGAGTGTAAATATCTAATTAATTTTATAAATTAACACTTTTAGCGTACCAAATAAATATTAATTTTACAAAACTATTATTATCATTTAATAATTTTATATAGTCTTGTATATTTTTATTATATTTTTTTTTATATTTAAATTTAATATCTATATCTTCTAAATATTTTGATACTGATTTAGTATATTCTAATGTTTGATTATTTGGTAAATCAACAAAAGGGTCAGTTTGTAATATTAATTTTATTTTATTTATTAAATCATCACAACCACAGAATTTACATTTATTATAGGTATTAGTAATAAATTTTTCTATTGGTTCATCTAATATATAACCATCAATATTTTTAATAATTAATTTATAGGTTTCATATTTATAACTATTTTCCATTATATTAAATTAGATATTTTTTAAAAAAATCTATAAAAAATTTATTTAAAAAATATTTAAAAAATAATTTCTTATATATAATATATAATATATAGAAATGCCTATTACACATATGACCTTAGAACAACGTTTTGAACTTTATATTAATGAAAACAATATTATTATTAATAATGAAGATGAATATAATGAAATATATAATAATTGGTATGCTACTACGACAGAAGGACAGCAGGAAAATAATAATGATAATGAAAATATAAATGATATTTATGAACAATTAAATGAGATTATAAATAATAATCTTGATAGAATTGTTGAAAATAATATAACATCTGAAGAACCTAATTTAATGTATTTTAGTGATACTGATAATGAAGAAGTAGCAGTAGTTGTAGTAAGAAGACCTAAAACAATTTATAAATATGAAAGTGAAAGTGATAATGATAGTGAAGATATAGCAGTAATTTTATTAAAAAGTTCTACACAAAATTATAAATATGAAAGTGAAAGTGAAAGTGAATAAATTATTAATATAATTAAATATATTATATTAATGATTTTTTTTTTTTAAATATTCAATTGATCTTAAATATTCAATTGGTATAAAATAATAATCTTTTTCATCATATGTTTTATTAACACGTGAATATTTTTTTTTTTCAAATGTATTAAAAATATGTTCTCTATATTTAATATAATATATACCATCAGTAAAATTAAAAATAAAATAAAGTTTTTTATTAGTATTTGTAATTTTATTACACGTTAATAATGTTGTTGGATAAAATGAATAATTACATTTTCTACTTTTTAATTCTATTGCATATCGTTCATTTTCAAAATCATATTTACAATAACGAGAATTTTTTATTAATTTACCAAATTTATGTTCTAATATATCTATTATTTCATTTTCTTTACTAAAACCAAAAATATAATCATTTTCAAAATTAACCATATATTTATAACTATTATATATTATAATATAGAAAATAAATTATAATATTTAATTAAAATGTATTATTATTATCATTATTATTTTTAACTTTTTTTTCTTTTTTTGGTATATTATTATCATTTAAATATAATTCATATTTAGTAATATAACTTAGTAATTTATTTAACATTAATAAATTTTTTTCATTTTTTTTTAATTCACTTTCATCTTTTAAATTTTTAATATTATTAGTTAATTCGACAGATTTAATTACAATCTCATTTTTAAAAAGATTACTATACATATATATTTAACTAGATATTTTTTAAAAAAATCTAAATATTTTTATAATAATATCTTATAAAAAATTTATAATTTAATATATATATGAATAATTTAGAAATTACTTTAACTAATCCATATGAAGACCCTAAAATTATAAAAGAAAGAATGGCTGAATATATAAGTGATGGTGATATTACAAGACATTTAGGGCCTGATGCTGTGAATAATATTATAAAATATAGTGATTTAAAACAATATAATAATATAGAGGAATTATTACCAACTGATAAAAGTTATAAAATTATATTAATTGAGAATGAACACAATTCGGGTCATTGGGTTTTATTAATGAGATATAAATATGAAGGAAAAGAATATATTGAATTTTTTAATTCATATGGTTTAATGCCTACAACATCTTTAGATTTTATCAATAAAATTAAAAATCAAATATTAGGCCAAAATATTAAATATTTGGATAAATTATTAAATAAAGCAAAGAAAAAATTTAAAATTATTTATTCTACTAAAAGATTTCAAAAATTAAGGCCAGAAATCGCAACATGCGGAAGACACATGTTATTAAGATTATTAATGATGCTTCATTATGATTTATCATTATATGATTATATTGATTTTTTAAATAAATTAAAAGATAAATATAAATATCCTGATGATGTAATTGTTAGTATGTTAATTAAATAAATATATAATATTATATATATATGGAAAAACCTAATTATAAATTACATTCAGTATTAATACCAAAAAATAAAGAATTTGATAATTTAGATAAGGCTATTGAGTGGATTAAAAATAATGATTTTAAAATAAAAAATAAAGTTGATATCACTGATAAATATTATAGATTTAGACAGTTAAACCCTCAATATTTAATTAGAATAGGTTATAGTGAATTTAGAACTAAAAAATTACCTAATGGAGTTTTATTAGTAATTGCCTATAAAAAATAATTTATATATAATAAATTCTAAATTATTATATATAAATGACTAATCCGTGGATAGAACATATTAAAAATAAAATGATTGAACTAAAAATACCATCATTTGCATGTGCGCTAAGTGATGAAAGAGTTAAAAATTCTTATAAAAAAAAAGATAAAATTAATAAAAAAGAATTAGAAAAACAATCAAGAGATGAATATGATAAAGTTTTTGCTTATAATATTCAAATATTAAGAAAAGGAAATCAAGAAGAATTAAAAAATGAAATTGAATTAGCAAGAGCAAGATTTAAAAGAAAACCAGAAGAACGAAAAAATGATATTAAAAATAAATTTCCAAATACATATTTATATTTAACTAATCCAGATGAATATTTTAAAAAAAATTCTAATCAAGAACAACCTAAAAAAGAAGTTGTTAAGAAAGAACAACCTAAAAAAGAAGTTGTTAAGAAAGAACA